CTGACACCCCATCAAGCGCACTTCCGGCCCCCATACACTTGCCGGCCAGCCGCCCCACGACTATGCCATCTGGTGCTGGTCCCTTGCTTGCGGGACCCGCACGACCTCACGGTTGGACACACCAATCACCGACCGCCACTGGGCCGGTGGATGAGGAGAGCCACTGCTCGGGATGTAGCTCAAATTGGAATCGGCCTAATTCATCAGACCGATCTTTTTCGAGATACCGCTCGAGCTGCCGCTGCTCCTCGGGATCAATACCCCACGCTCGTGCAAACGTGACACGAGCCTTATCAGTGACGGGTTGGGGTTCAGCCAACAGCCACGATTTGTCTTCCAATTCATAACCGCGTCGGGCAAACTCGTCAAGGGCGGTCACTAGCCATGAGACCTCTCGTAGGCTCCGCAGCACCCCTACCGCGAAGCTTTGGATTATCGGTATCCCGAGATGAGATACAAGGAGGCCTTGCGCCAGTGTTTTTACATAGCGTTGGCCACCCTTCCGTTCCTGGCAGTGGGTATGGCTCGCAAACGCTGTACCCAAAATCAACCAGGGATCTCTCACTAATGTCCAGCCCTTAAATCCCCAGACAAGTTTTCCGCGGTGGTAGACCGTATCGTAGATATCGGTATCATCCTCCGCCACGAGCACGTGTCCACACTCGGTGAAAGTAGACACGAGCAGCTCGCGTGCACGGGGTGAGTTCCGTTTGCTGACAAAGATGACTACATCATCTCCGTCAACAATCACCTCATACGGACAGCTCACCCTCTCCATCGCCATCGTCACCATCAAGTACATGAGCAGACGGTTGCCCAGTGAGGTGTTAGCGTCACCAGACATCCGTCGACCATGGCTCCAGTACCTAATCCCATGCTTGGTCGTACAACGGTTCATGAATTGGTACGACAAGAGACGTTGCAGTTCAGGGTCCCCCTGGTGCAACCGGTTGTAGATTGAATGCTCGATCTCAAGCAATTGAGCTGAGACCCGGTAGTCAAATCCACTCACGTCCAGGGACAGTGCTACAGCATCGTCAACCAATTTGAACTTCCTGAGCAACAGATCTGCAAGTTGGTGCAGATTGAGCCCAGCAGGGAAGACCCGGGTTGGGGGTCCCCGGGGGTTGCCAGTGGATTTCAGACGATCTGAAACATCACTGACAGCCTTCAAATAGGTCATTAACGCCAATGAATACCTTGGCGACCGAAACTGTATGCACCTGGGCGCTTTGCCACTGAGGATGTTGCGTTTTTCCCCTTTGACAAAGGCC